GAAGCTATTCTTATGAAAGCAACTGTAGTAAAAATTAATGAACAATTTCAACAAGATAATATAAAAGCTAATCAACTATTATTTTATCATGATGAATGTACATGGGAGTTAGACGACGCTTCTCAAATACCTAAGGCAGAAAAAATAATTAAGCATTGGTTTGAAGAGGCACCCAAGTTTTATGGTGTAACTATAATGGAAGCAGGCGATATTAAATCAGGTAACACCTACATGGAGGTTCACTAATGGAAAACAAATTATTAAAACAATATGATCAACTATTAGGTAATGTAATCAAAGATAAATTCTCTCGAGATGAATACTTTAAAAGACAATTTTACCCTAAGTATAAAACAAATGGTTATCAAGTGTATTGGATTAATAATGATGCTCATACTTCTTTAGAAGACGGTTACATAGGTGTAGCGCCATTATGCAGACGTAATATTATTAAACGTTATGAGATAGAACAATGGTATTACATTACTCTTGGAGATCATTTAATTAATAGAGAAAGATTAATGAAAAAACTACTTGCAAAAGAGAACAAAATATGTTATAATGTTCTTTACGCCAATTTAAGTATAGATAAAGCTAAAGCGTATGAAAGGTTTTTAAGGCCAAAAAATAATTATTTAGGAGAAGAACATAATCCTAATAACTGGAACATTAAGAGAGGAGGTTCCTAATGAACGTTTATATTGATGGAGATCTTCTCGTACATCGCTGCGCATGGGGTAATGATATCGTAGGCTTTAAAGAAAAAGCTTTAAACTTAATAGATAGTATTATGCATGAAACTATGGCAGAAAACGGTAAGATCGCTATCAGTGGTAAAGGTAATTTCAGAAGAGAAATATTTCCTGATTATAAAGCTAACAGAAAGAAAGAAGAAGATCCTGAAGTAAAAGAATTATTCTCTGAAGCCTATAAATTTCTTCGTGAGGAGCTTGAAGCTGTACCCGCTGAGGGGCAAGAAGCTGATGACTTATTAGCTATATGGCAGACTGAAGACCCAGGTATTATAGTATCTATTGATAAAGATATGCTGCAAGTACCCGGAACTCACTTTAATAATAAAGACTGGAAGTATATAGAAGTAACAGAAGAAGAAGCTAATTATAATCTTCATAAGCAAATATTAATGGGAGATACTTCTGATAACATTAAAGGCTTACCAAGAGTGGGCCCTAAGAAAGCTGAATCCTTGCTTAGCGGGCGAGGTAAAGATATAAAGAAAGCAACAATTAAAGCATGGAAAAGTATCTATGGGAAAGGATGGGAAGAAGAATTACAATTAACAACAGATTTAATATACCTAAGAAGAAAGGAAAATGATAGGTATTTAATACTATAGCCGGAAAGGAGAAACAATGGCTAAATTCCTAAGGCATGGACCATGTAGTATATGTGGTTCTAGTGACGCCGTAGCTCACTATGACGATACCGCACCCAACAAATGTATGTCTTGTGGTGCATTACATAAAGATGAGAATCATCAAGAAGAAAGAGAGAACGATATGAATATAGTAAAAGATTTACCCTACAGCACTGTTAAAGAAAGAAAAATCTCTAAAGATATTTGTGAGAGATTTAAAGTAGTTAGCAGTGTAGATCAATACGGTAAAACAGATAAAGTTTATTATCCTTACTTTAAAGGAAAGAAACAAACAGGCGCTAAGATAAGGGAGATACCTAAAGCTTTTAAGATACAAGGTAATCTCGGTGATGAACTATTTGGTCAACACGCATTTGCCCCTGGTGGTAAACGCTTAATAATAACAGAAGGAGAAGAGGACGCACTCGCCGTAGCAGAATGTAGCAAACAACATTACAATATGGTTTATCCTGTTGTATCAATTGCTAGTGCTAATAATCTAAAAGCCGCTATTGAACAAAGAGAATGGATAAGATCTTTTGATGAAGTAGTTCTTTATATAGAGAAAGATGATGCAGGTAAAAATGCTATCGAAAAGCTAGCATCTATTATTGGCTATGATAAAGTAAAAGTAGCTACATCATCTAAGAAAGATGCAAGTGAAGAATATACTGAGCTAGGTAAACGCTCTGTTATGGAAACAATATGGAATGCACAGATATATAACCCTCAATTCATACTGAGTGGAGATCAGCTATGGAAAGCAATGGAAGACTATGATAAAATAGAGTCTAAACCTTTCCCAAGCTGCTTACCAGGCCTTAATGAAAAGCTTAAAGGTATGAGACCAGGTGAAATTACTCTGTTTACTTCAGGTACTGGTGCAGGTAAAAGTACTCTGTTAAGAGAAGTAATACTAGAGATAATTGAGAATACCGATGATAAGATAGGCCTTATATCTCTTGAAGAATCTCCTGCAGAAACTGCTAAGAAATTATCTGGTATGAAAATTAATCGTAATCCTTCTAATGAAGATATATCATTACCAGAATTAAAGAAAGGTTTTGATGAAGTATTTGGTGACGATAGAGTACTTGTACTTGATCATGCAGGCTCTATGTCAGAAGGTATTGTTAATCAATTAGACTACATGGCCCTCAGAGGCTGCAAGTATTTATTTATAGATCATATAACTATTCTTGTATCTGAGGGAGCTGAGGGGCTCACAGGTAACGAAGCAGTCGATAAGATAATGAATGATCTTCTTAGAATATCTAAGCAGCATAACGTATGGATAGGTTTAATATCGCATTTAAGAAAAATGTTAACAGCAGGTAAATCATTTGAGGAAGGAGTAATGCCTACTGTAGACGATATAAGAGGCAGTGGTTCTATTAAACAAATATCTCATGATATTATAGCCTTTGCAAGAAACATAGCTAGTGATGAAGAACAAAATAGAAATATAATAAGCTTAAAAGTCCTTAAATCCCGTTATACAGGCAATACGGGCCCTGCAGGAGCAATAAAATATATTCCTGAAACAGGTAGACTTGAAGCTATAAATGAAACATCATTCTAGAAAGGGATAACTATGAGTGGCATAGAAGAAGTAGCTAATTACCTTAAAGATAGGGTAGCTAAAATAAATCCTAATAATCCTAAAGCTAATTCTGGAGCAGTCCTACTAAGATTTTATACTAAGTTTAATGATGATGCAGAGAAAATTATATCAATGTCTGCTGATATTATACAAGCTTTCTTTTCAAGAGACACCCGGGCAGTACCAGCAGGCAAGGCTAAACTAACTGCTTTATCTACTAGAATAGGTAGTGTATTAGTTAATTATATTACAGATGAAACCTTATCATGGCGTAATGAAATATGTGTTGGTGACTTAATCATTGAAAGCTTCTTACAAAAAGGTTATCTGAGAGTTTACAGAGACCCAGGGTTTTCTGAACTAGATAGAGACGCACCCTTTATGGTAGAACCTACAGCAGGTTGGGCAGAGATAAACGTAATACCTGTAGTAGAAGACAGGGACGTTCTTATCGCAACCCACCACACCGAACTACCAAAGGTAAGATCCCTATTTAGAGGTGGTAGGCCCATAATTAAAGGATGGGATGACGACAGAACCCTTAAGTTTAAAAGTCTAATAAGAAAACCTTTTGTTCAGGCAGCGGATAAGCTTGAAGGTCAACCATGGAAAATAAATAAAAGACTATACGATGTTATTACTAAAAATCTTTTAGATATTCTACCCACAATTCCTGAGATGCCCGAAGAGGGTTCTAAGTTAGACCTTAAGAACGCTTACAATGCAATGAAAGCTAAAGACACAAAGAAAAATAGAGACAAATACAATCAGAAAGCAGCATTGTGGAATAAGAAGCTAGCAGTTCTAAGAGCTATGTCTAAAAATAACGAAATAAGAATAACTCTACGTAAAGCTGAAGCCATGCTTAACATGGAAGAGTTCTTTCAGGCTATTGAGTTTGATTATCGAGGACGTATATACTACCGTGAACCCTTTCTTAATTACCAGGGCTCAGACATGGCAAGAGGTCTTATGATGTTCTCGAGAGGTAAGCCGCTTGATGAGAAAGGTCTGCAAGCTCTTAAGATTCATACAGCAAATTCCTTTAATCAAACTTACGAGATAGATAAGATACCTAATTGGACCGAGTGGAACTATAAAGAGTTTATGGAACAACAAGGTATAGATAATATCTCTGTAGATAAAATGTCTCTTAATGACCGTATAACTTGGTGTGAACAAAATGCAGATATGATTCTAGATACCGCCAAAAACGAAACCATACATGACTGTGAAAAGCCTTTTGTATTTCTGGCTTGTGCATTTGAATGGGAATCTATAGAAGCTGATAATAGTCATGAGGTATGTATACCATGTCCTATTGACGGTACTTGTAATGGCTATCAACACTCAGCAGCCATAGCCAAAGACGGTGATACAGGATTATATGTAGGTCTTGAAGACACTGATATTCCTATGGACTTATATATCCAAGTCTCCCGGGCTCTGATGGAGGAAGAAAAAGAATTCTTTGAAGAGAAAGGTATGACGCTATCTCAGGTACGTAAGGGCATAGCTAAGCGGGCTACTATGACAAGGGCTTATAGTGCTGGAGAAGATACTATAGCCGATAGTATGTTTGCTGACCTATATCAATACGGTTATGATACAAAATTTAATATAGCCATGTTAGATTGTGAACATCTTTCTAAGAAAATAGTAAAAGCTATTGCTAAGGTGTGCCCAGGAGGTCAGAAGACTATGAAGTACCTTCAGAACCTGGCAGCTTATGAATTGGGTATGTTCAATATGTACGATAAAGATGGCAATAAGATTTCACTGGCTCAAAGAAGAAGAGACTTTGATACAGCTAAAAAGATGAGAGCAGCTCTTCGAGACGATCCTGATAATGAAGAGCTATTAAAGAAATTAAATGATTTATCTCATGATATGACAACAAGAACAACTGTTCTCGAATGGGGTAATGGTAATAACTATCTCGAATGGGTAGCTCCCTCAGGGTTTCCTGTGATTTATGAATCATATTTAACCCGAGCAGAGAAGTGTCTTTCTACTCTAAGAGGTGTTGAAGGTGGTCAGAAGAATCAGCCGGGTCGTATACGTCATGTGGCTCAAGTATCTACTGATCATGCAGATAAGAGAGCTTTCGCTGCAGGTATATCACCTAATTATATTCACTCGCAAGATGCAGCTCACATGGCTCTGGTAATTAGTAAATGGAATCATACATTTGGTGCTGTGCATGATTCTTTTTCAACTCATCCTAATGATGTAGAAGAGTTAGCACTACTAACAAGACGTGTGTTCAAAGAGATGTACGATAAAGACGATGTATTTGAACACATTAAAGACAACATATTAACTAACAAAGATAAGTGCGATGTAGAGGTGCCAGAGAGTGGTGATCTTGAAATAGGTTTAGTTACTGAATCTACTTACTTCTTTGCGTGAGGTAATCATGACAGACAAAAACTATAATTGGAGGTATCTCCAAGGAATGAAAACAGTTACAGACGATGTGTACTGCAAGACATTAGGCCTTCCAGAAACATTAGCTTATACCCCAGAAATAAACGAGTGCTTTATAGCAGAACAATCCGATCCCGATAAGGCAAGACAAGAGATAAGAATACTCATGGCTAACCGAGGGATCCTACCAGAAGGATATTAATTATGGAAGAAACACAAAAGAAAAATTATAACGTAGCATGGATGATGGGTCATGATATAGATGATTTAGAAGTTTGCGAAGATTTAAATTTAGATCCTTCACTTGCTTATACTCCTCAAATAAATAAAGCAGCAACAGATGCTGTATATGAAAGAAATATACAAGACGGTGTGCGTGCAGGTTTATCTATAGAAGAATCTACTAATCAAGCTAAAGAAGCTAGAAGTAATAGCCATAAATTATGGTCTACTCTTTCTAAAAATAAATATGCATAATAAAAAAAACCCCAAGGACCTTAAATCCTTGGGGTTATTTTTTTTTAGTCTAATTGTCTATTATATTTTTTATTTTTAGCAAATTGATATAATGAATTATCTTTTAAATCATTAAGTATTTGTTTATAACGATTACCATTACGATAACTTCTTCCATTAATTTCATTTTTACTTAACTTAGAAACATTATCTAAACCAAAAGCTCTACTATATTGACTAGCAAATTCTTTATTTAATAATCCTTCTCTTTCAAGCATTAACATTATAAGTTTTTTTAATTGAGCTCCTGTTACAGCATAACTACTTCTACTATTTAAATTATTAGGTCTTGGAGCTAAGTAACCATTTTCTTCTGCAATAGCCATAAAAGCAATATCTGCTTCTTTCATTTTATTAGCATACTCTTGATTACTTTCATTCATAATTTCATTACCATATCTTCTTTTACGTTTTAATTGTTCAGGTGTAAAGAAATCATCTCGCTCTATATAAGTATAAATCTCATCAAAATAATTTGTAATACCACTTAATTGAGTTAAATTACCACCAGAAGTAACAGCTATATCTGTACCTATATTTATTCTAGCATCATCATCTAATTTCATATAAGGTAAAATTGTATCTTTATGTAAAGTCTTCATGAGATTAGTAAAGAATTTTTGTCCACCTTTAGCGAATATATTAGGTACAATATTATTATAAGCATTATTTAATAATAATACAGAATCAGCAGTAGAAAGAATAGCATCATGTACTGCAGTTGCTTCAGGAGGAGTTACTTTATTTGTACCATGAGCTACCATAAATGACATTGCTAATGCTAGTGAATCCATATTTTGAATTACATTAACAGGAAGAGCTCTAGACACTTGAGAACCTAATTCTGAAAACCCTGCTGTTCTAGGATCTCCTGCCATTAAAGTTTCGCCTGTACTTTCTCTAGCTCTTAATGCTCTTTGTGAAGTAACATTAGGTGAACTACTTATAGCTTTAGTTTGTCTATCAAATATAGGGAAAGTAAATCCACCTACGTCCTCTGTTATTTTTATTACTTCATCTCCAACAACTTCTTCAGTGGTTGTAGGATATAATTCTTCTATACCTAATAATACTTTTTCACCTGAAAACATTCCATCTATTTCTGTAGGACCTTCTAATACTCCTAAAAGTTTACCAACTGATTTCATTAAACCTTGATAACCCATTAAGTTACCCATATGTTCTTGTGCCATTGTTAAATAAATTTGAGATAAATCTTGCACCATAGCTTCTCGATTTAAATTATTATTAACTGTATAAGCACTATCTAAAATACTTGTATGATCAGATGTTTTAGCTAACATATCTTCTACTTCAGTGTACATTCTACCAGGATATTTACCGTAAAGACCTGCAACAACAAGACCTCTTGTAATAGTTTTTGCACCATTATTTTCATTTTTAACTTTATCAAAATAATCTATTATTGCACTAGCTCTTTCTTGTTCAGTATCTTCTTCATTATTTAATGTTGCTCTTACTGTTTCAGGCAAAGTAGAAACAAGAAGTTCTCTTAAATCCTTGACAGGAATACTTCTTCCCGTTACAGGATCCGTAGCTTCTTTAGCTTTTTCAGGAAGAATACCTAACAACCCACTAATACTGGGATCACCAATCATAGTACTGATAAGAGCAGCATTAGACTGTCTAGCATCTTCTTCAAAAGTAAAATCAAAAGTAAATTCTGTAGCATTATTAGCTATAGCTTCTTTAAATTTAGAAGCATTAATAGCTAAACTAACAGGTACTTGCCATTCACCTTTATTACCATTAAAAATTTCTTGTTCTATAGGGTTTAAAGAATTAAAGTTTGGCATAGCACCTTCAGGTTTTTCTTTTGTAGGTAAATAAGATCTAAATTTAATACCTTGTTCTGCCATACTATCTAATGCATCTATACCATTTTCTATTGCTTCAATAGGATTTTCTATAGTTTTTCTATAATTTTTAATACCATATTTATTAGCAGTTTTACCCATCGCATAATAAAAGCCTAATAACTGTCTTTGATGTGGTTCTAAATTTTGTAATCTTTCATTTATAGTTTCACCTAAGAGTATACCAGATCTATTAGTGTTAAATACTTGGTTTGCTAAAGATAATGCTTGTCTAGGTTCTTTAGCTATAGTATTATTAATAACTATTGGTTGAGTATTTCCAATTTTAAGAACAGATCTAATAAGACCTTTATCATTAATATGATTAAATAAAGAATCCATTACAAAATATCTACCTGTAGGACCTGACTTGTACCATAAAGGATAATACTTAAGATTGCCTGCTTGTTGTTCTTTAAATTTTTGATTAATGTCTTTAAGTTTATTATTAATTGTTATATAGTGACTCTGAATTAAATCAGGTGCAGAAGGTCTAGAGACCCCATCTGTTTCTTTAGACTCAGCAGCTTGATCTCTTCGAATATAAGTTTGTGCATCACTAATGCTAATTTCACCTAAGGTAGCAGCATAAGGATGTGTGCTTCCTACGTTTTGTGCAGTATCTTGTTCCCAAGTACTATTAACTTCTTCATTCATTTTATTTAAGAAGTATAACATATCTCCATTAATTCTTACTGGCATTCTTTTCATCATAGAAAGAAAAGATTTACTAATACTGCTTCTTCCTGTAACATCTTTACCTTTAGTATATTGTTTCCAATTAGTATATTCTGAAATTGGAGTAGGATCTATTGCAGGAAAAGTAGGAGCATTAATAGTTGAATATCTTTTTTGACGTAATGATGGATCGAAGGCAGTAGCTAATTCTGTTTCACTTATATTACCTAAACCAAAATTACTGTGTACAATAGGAGTAACAATACCTTTTTTAGTACGACCCCAGCTCATTAAACCTTCTTCAGTCCAATAACGAAGTAATGATCCGGCACCTTTTAAACTTTTACTCGGTAAAGATGATTGTATATTATTAGGATTCATAGTATCTCTAATAAACTTATCTAAGGTTACCATCATACCGTTAATTATAGGTTGTTTATTTCTTCTTTGAATACCTAATTTAAGATTATTTAATGATTCTTTACTTGTAGCACCTGGAATTGATTTATCTTCAACACCTATATCATTAAAAAAGTCTTCACCAAAAGCTTCATCAGGAGAAATTGTTTCATCTGTTTCAATTGATTGAGGATCAACACCAAAATATTTACCTACTAATTGACTATTATGTTTATGTTTTTTAATTACATCAGAAAAATTAGCTAACGCTAATGTAGCTACACTACTAAAATATTTTCTATTTTCTGGTGTAACACCTAAATCATTTTCTATTATTTCAATATTAGTTTGTAGAGTATTTCCATCTCCTACTTCAGTTAAAAAACTATTTTCAGCAGGATTAGTTGCTTTAGTTTCAAAATCATTTACTATTCTTGATAATGCTGTTCTATCTTTTTCTTTTAAAGCATAATTCTTTTTACTTAAACTATTAAGCTTTTTATCAGTAACTCTTTCTCTGGCTTTTAATATACCCGGAATACCTTCTGCTTTCATTTGTTCTCCAAACGCAGAAAGCCTATCCATAGTTCTTCTTATTTTCTTTTCACTTCTAAGATCAGGAATAAATCCAGGTTTTTCCGTAGCACCTCTTATTTGGTTAGCATATCTTTTAGTAACTTCTTTAAATAATTCAGGATTATCTGCTTGTATTTCAGCTAATTGTGCTTTAGAAAGATTAGCATAATTCTCAGGATCTGCCCAAACTCCCGTAGGGTCCTTAGCCATTGCTCTATAATAATCAAAAGCTTGTTGTTCAGTTATAGCTTGAGGAGGTAATTGAATACCGCTTTGTTGTTCTTTAGGTGTTAACTGTCTTAATGATTGATTTAAAGGAACACCAGATGCTGTCTTCATTAAAGAATCTATTAATTGACCTTGATTATAACGAGCAGATTCTTCACTAACATTATTATCTGCATTAGTAAAAGGATTATAATCTAAAGCTACCTTTTGTTGTAAGTCTTTTGGTAAAGAAGGTTGTATATTTAATACCATTTTATTTTCCTATATTATCTAGTAACTCAGCAATAGTTTCTCTTGTTTGCTTTACATCTCCTAGAAAAGGAGTACGCTTAGCTATTGTTTCACCTATAGTTCTTCTACTTGTAGCATCACTATAAAAAGTATTTAGCATAGGAGACTCTCCAATAAATGCATCAAACAAATTTTCTAATGGAGGCTTACGCCCAGAATTTCTTTTAAATTCATTGATAAACTCAACTGCCATAAAAGGTGTACCGCCCCAACCTGTATAAGAAGCAGCACGAGAATAAGAAGTACGTAGCCAATCAGGATCTTCTTCATCGTCTTCTAACCATGGCGCTTTCTCCCCATATACAATCATATCTTTCATCATTTGAGATAACATAGCCATAGCATAAGCTGCTACAATTACAGTAAATACTTGTCTAGTCATAGCAGGTTTACCGCTGGCTAAATAACCTGACCATGCTCTTGGTATAACATTAGCAGTAAAGTGAGCAATAAATCTTTTAAATTGAGTAAACAAAGCAAACCTAGGATCTTCTATTATCTTAGGAGTAGAACCAGGTTCAGGTCTAACAACAAACTCATCTGTAAATCTTATTAAACCATCTCTATAATAATTATGTAATTCTGTACGTTCTTCTGGAGTTAAATTGTCTAAGTTTTCTTTATTAATAATATTAGCTTCGGTAGCACCTTCGCCTACTTTATTATAAAGATAAGCTAATCTATCTGGATTTAATCCATAATAATTTAAATCATCTCTAGCTTTTCTACTTTTATTAGTAATAGTCCCGTCTTCTGCAGCAACAGTAGCAATCATCTTACTAATATTCTCCCAAGCAAGAGCAGATCTACCTGATCTAACAGCATTAGTTTGATTTTCAACTTGATTCCAATTCCAAAAATGATTTAAAAAGTTTTGATACATAGGTATGCTAGTATCTACACCTTCTAAATAAGATATAGTACCTCGAGGTGCAATAGTACCTGCAATTACTCCTCTTTCAAATCGAATATCAGTATCAGCCAACTCTCTTTTAGTTCTGTCTTTAGCTAAACCTGTTCTAACTACTGTAGCTCTTCTTAAATCATTACCAACTTGTTTAACAAAAGTACCACCAACAGTTTTAATATAAGTCCACATTTGTTTAGGTGTTAATCCAATAAGACCATTAGTCATCTCAGCCATATTAGCAAAGAAATTAAAGTCCATGTAAGTAAGAGTACCAAAGAATAATATATTATCTTGTATATTTCTTAATACTTTATTCTTAATTGGTTTATAAGTATGACGATTCATTTTAATAAAATCAGATATAACGCCAGCACCATCATACATTTCTTGTTCGCTTATCTCTCCTGCTTTATAAGCTTTATTTAATAAGTTAGCAAAGACTTCTCCGTTATTTCCAAACCTACTTTTCATTACTATATCTTTAGATAATGATCGAACAAAAGTAGTAGCATCTTCATAAGGACTTTGACTTAAGTATTTACTAAATTCAGGCTTATTAAATATACCTAAGCTATTAAGCTTATCTCTGCTTTCAATACTTAAATCTCTAGCCCTTATTTCATTCATAATAGTGTCTATTTCTTCTGAAGTTAAAGTTGAAGCTTCTACAGCATCACCAAATTCTTCAGGCACAGGCACTGTTTGTTGCCCTAATAATTCTTTAAAACGTTGATCTACTTTTCTATAATTAATATTATGAGGATTAAAAAAGTAATTACCATTATTAAAACGAGACAAATAATCAGACATACTTTCATTAGGATTTAAACTAAGTTTTAATTTAATACCTTTATCAGTTCTACTTTTAACCTCTTCTTGTATAGCAGTACCTAATTTAGCAAATCTTTGTTTAGCATTTAATATACCAGCAACTGTTCTTTCAGGTAATCCTTGATTTCTTAAAGTAACTTCATCCATTCTTAAATACTTGTAAAGATCTTCTTCACGTATACCTATATCTCTTGTCATTGAAGATCTGCTGGGTATTATTTTATTTAACACAGAATCTAATGATCTATGTTCTTGTGCTACAGTAACACCATCATAAATATTGATATGACCTATAAGATCACCTATAGCTTGCATATTAAAATTATTTTTACCACTTGCTTGATCATACTTAGGAGAAAAATATCCTCGATAAGCTTGAACAAACCTTATTGGATTACCCATAGCAGAAATAAAGTCTTTATAAGCATTTGTTTTATTTCTTTTACCGCTCATTGCTTCTAAACTTTCACCGGGCTTATCGCTATTCTGAGCAGCAACTTGTATCTTAGATAATTTAGTATTATTATTTCTTTTTCTATGTGCTTCTTCATATAAAGAAATTTTAGTTCTTAGGCTAGTGTCCTCAGGTCCTTCATTATAAATAAATTCGTTATACTTATCATATTCTCTTAAAGCAAAAGGAACATTAAAGGCAGTACCTACCACGCCACCAACAGCAAAAGCTTCTGTCATATTATAAAGAAGCTGTTCATAATCCATATCAATAGAAGTTGTAGCAGCTAAGCCGCCTTCCTCTATAGCTTGTTGAACTGCCTCAGTAAAACCTTCTACCGCTCCTGCTTTACCTGCTTGTACTGCAAGGTCTTTAAAAGTTTTTCTTGCAAGTAATTGTTTAACAGTAGAATCTTTTATTACATCACCAGATTCTTTTATTATATTAGCAATACCTTTTTTAAGTTCACCTTCGGCTTGATCCCTGGTCCAACCCTTACCTCCCTCAGTAATAGGTTTAGTTACAATATCTATATATTCTTCTTTACCTGCTTTAGTAAACATATTAATATTAGATAATTTAGATACACCAAATCTATCTGCTAAAGCTATAGGCATAGCAATAACACCAGCCATTAAAGGATCTTTTTCTCCTTCAGGTTGTCCTTGATAAACAGAAGATACTGCAAGTATAAAGGCAGTAGTTGTAGCACCTGCTACTGCTCCGCCTGCAGCGAATGCAGGTATACTAACACCGCCAGTAAAAGGAGCTAAAGCAGTACCTAATGCTGCACCACCTTTACCTCCAGCATAACCAGAAGCAAAGATAGCTCCCATTTGAGGTGTATACTGTATAATAGAAGATGATATAAATCTTAGAGCATCCCAAGGACCTCTTATAGACCAAAAATCTGTAGTATAACCTGCATCTCTTATTTGTTTATTAGTACTTAACGCCCAATCATTACCCCAACTTTGTAATGCTTCTTCATTTAAAGCATCTCCAGCCCAAGCACTAAAACCACCCATAGTATTTGAAAGCATATAAAGACTTTTTTCAGCTGCATTAACTGATTCACCCCAATATCCTGGCTTATTAGAAGTATTTGCACCCATCACAGGAAAACCTGCTACCATAGCTCTTGGTTGTGTATTAACAGATACAGTTAAATACTCTTGATTAGCAACTATTTCATCAAGTAACTCTTGTCTTTCTTTTGGGTCAGTAGTTTTCTTTAATTTAGCGTTTAATCTGTTAATTTCAGATTGATACATTTCTGTTTCAAGAGCACTACCTCTAAATGCTTCGTCGAATGTACCAAATACTTTACCTTCTTGAGGAGTAGGCACTACAACAGCATTAACTAATGCTCTTGCTCTATCAGCGGAAGTTAATTTAGCACCCTCTTCTCTAAGGCTATCAGAAAATTCTCCAAGTTGTCTAAGAGATTCTTGTTTCTTAGTCATAAAAGTAGAACGATTAACTATTCTTTCTTGTTGTAAGTAGTCAGATAATGATTGACCAGAAGGGTTAAAAAGATCCATAACCTTTCTGCCATACTTATCTTTATCTTGTGTCTCTACTTGTCTTAACTGATTAAAGTTTTGTTCTTGTATTATATTATTAATGGCTTCTTTTTCCGCAGGCCCTGTAAAAGAACCTATATGCATTTCACCAAACTCTTCTCCTATTCTGGAGAGTTCTCCCGCATCGTAATTAGGTAGCCTAACTCTTTCTTTAGTATCTTGATTAATTAAAGTATCACCATCATAAAGAAAATAAGGTTTATCGTCTATTAAAATAGTAGGATCTTCAGAAGTTTTAGTAGAAAGTCCATCATAAAAACCCATAATTAACTCGCTTTATATTTATCTTTATTTTTAAAATAATGTAAATACAATCCTTTAAAATAAGGATTAGGTTGTTTAGCTATTGTAGCTTTTTCTGCATCAGTTAATCTAGAAGCTTTAATTTCCTCTTCTTGACGATTAATATCAATAGTTGCTGCTGTAATATTTTCTCCACCTAATTCTGTATCTACATTCTGTAATATTTGAGTTGTTATTTCAGGTCCACCAAAATCTTTTACCATCTCATTAATATTAGACTGATTAACATTAGCTAACTTAGTTACATCTACTTGTTTATTAGGTGACAATACAGTTAATTCTAATGCAGCTTCCATAGATCTTCTTACTTCAGATTCTTTTCCTTTTTCGGGTAAAGCAGTAAGAGATAAAATATTTTTCATAGCAGTTGTAACTTCAATTACAGGCTTATTATATTTCTTTGCAAGTAATTCTATTCTATCTGAATAATCACCTTTATCTTCTACACCAAATATTTTCTTAAGTTTTTCTTCAGATTCTCCAGCAAATCCTCTTTCAATTTCACCTTTAATATTATTTTCAATATCAGCACTAAAAGGTCTAACAGTATCAGGGTTTATTTTAACAACTTTACCATCCTCTAATTTTTTATAAAGAAATCCATCATAACCTGGATAAAGTGTAAAAGAATTATTTTCATAACCTGTTTTACTAAAGTATTCTTTTCCTTTAGTTAAATCAGAAAGTTGTCCTATAGCAGAATAATTTTCTTTATCATTCATTACACTAACAATCGCTTGAACATTACCTTTATTTAATGCATCTGTTAAAGCTCTTCGGCCTTTAATAGTTAATGAGCCATCTTTTAACATTTGTTCACCACGCATTCTATAATAAGTTAATGCTTGACTTCCTGCAGAAGCTGCTGCTTTAGCTCTGGTAGATTGTTCAGTTAATACTTGTTTACCTGCCCAACGAAGAGAGCCAGCATGACTACCTCCTGTTAATCTACCTCCAACATAATATAATAATGCTCGATAAATATCTTGTTCTGTAAAACCAATCTTACCAAAGAATCCCATAATACCACTAGTATCTACACCTGCAGGTACTGATGGTTTTCCCTCTTTATTAGCTTTAATAAGTTCTTCAGCTTTTCTTCTTGCAGCATCATTATCTATTTTATCTGTTAAATCAGGATCTTCTGGTATCATTTGTAATTGTTTTTCTATATTAACATTAGATCCATCGTTAATATATTGTTGAGGCATAGGAGGTTCACCGATAGGGCTATCGGGAGGTAATATACCTAAATAACTAGTTCTACCCGGTTGTAATATATTAATATCTGAACCATCATTAATATATT